GCTCGTTGAGTTTTGTCTCCATTTCATCAAGTTTTTCTACCATGCTCTCAAGCACATCATATTTATCTTCAGGGATTGATACATAATGTTCTTCAAAAAGACCCTTCATTCCTTGGAGGAATGATTCGGTCATTTCAGTCTTAAGACCGTGCTCGATAACGAGTGCATTTTCTTCCATCCACTCGCCTGCAACATACTCAAGATATGCATCGAGACGCTCTGAAAGTTCAGACTTAATTTCTTCTACTTCTTCTGCAAGAGCGGCGGTATACTGCTCCTCAAGTGCTTCTTTAATATCAGAAACCTTTGAGCGAAGAGCAGCTTCGAAAATGGTTCTTGCTTTTTCTTGGAACTCTTCGGAGAGCTCTTCGCCAGCAAGCAGAGCATTAACATCTTCTTCGATGTTAAACTCTTCTTCCATTTCCTCTTCTTCCTCTTCTTCCTCTTCTTCTTTCTTTTTACCTTTCTTACCGCCCTCTTCTTCCTCTTCTTCCTTAGCTTCTGCTACCACTTCTTCGGTATCCTCTAAGAGTTCTTCGTCTTCATCATACTCAAACTCTTCATCTTCCTTAACGCCCTTCATTGCTTCAGCAGCTGCGGCACCCTTGTTGACAACATCCTTAACTTGCTTAAGGGTTCCACCGGGTGTCTTTAGTTTTGCTGAATCATCATCTGGGCGATAGTTAGAAGGATCAGGACCTCCAAGATCTTCCCAACCACCAGTTTGTCCTGGTGTTGCACCAGATAGACTTGGCATTGCATCCCCTGCCTTAGCATTTGCATTGACAGCGGTTTTGGATTGCTTAGTGCCTACTTCCATTTCTTGTAAATCTCCACGAGACATTTGAACTCTCCGTTTACCTTTAGTTATAAACTATATTTATTTATAATTAAATAAATTACAATGAGTTTAAAAACTCATTAAATAAACTCAACTTATAATCTTCAAGTAATTTTTCATCTACAAGAGTATTAATTCTTTTTTGAGTTTTTTCAACTAATTGTTCGCGAAGAATTCCTCCATCAAAAACCCACTCTTTACCTTCCATAATTCCTTGAACAAATGCATCAGGTGCAGAAGGATCTGCAACGATATCAGCAGCAGTTGCAAGCATAAAGTCTTCACCAACTTCAGTGTAACCTTCGTTGTTTGGTTTTACTGAACCAATACCACGAGAAGAAACGCCGAGAGTTACTCCCTCTTTAAGAAGTGACTCTGCAATTTTACCCATAGGTGTGGATAAAATCTGTGCCTTACCAATAAAGTTATTTCCTTCGCGGCGGAGTGAAACAATCTTGTGAGAAACACGATCTAGGTTTACAGTTGGACCATCGGGGTGTCCAAGTTCACCAAGAGCACGACCTTTATCTACATACTGTTCAGTATAACGCTTTACCTCTCTTTCCATAACAGGTAAACGATACATTCTACCGTTTCTGTTTACAACTTCCGTTTGAAGGAAAGGTCCTTGGATATAAAGAGTCTTCTTACCGTTGACCGTTTCGGTAAGAACTTCTACTGATTCGATTTCTTCGGTAATGAGTTTCATTATGCTTGACCTGTGATTTGTACTTGTTGGAAATAAAGTGTTCCTGAACCGACTCCGTAAGCAGAAATCTTATTAGAAACAACTACTGATGCATCTGCTGCAGAGAATGCTGTTACAATTCCACTTGAATTATAATTAACAGTCATTCTTGTTGAGAAATATCCATCAACACCTGCAGAAGTATCAATTGATAAAACTTGTTGATGGGTAAAGTTATAATAAGATTGACCAGTAGCAGTTAAAGTTACATAGTCACCAACACCAAATGGAACTTGAGTTCCTTCTGGAACAGTAACAATTGTTGTTGTTCCTGTTGTTATACCAACAACTCTATTTGATGCTTTAGTCAATCCTAAAGTTACAGTCTCTCCTGAAGGAACGTAATAATCAGTATTGGTTGCTGTTGGATTAACTCCAATTGCAACATGAGCAGAACCACCAACTGCAACCACTCTCAAAACACTAGACTGTACTGTAAAAGCAGATGATGTTGTTGCAGCACCTGCAGTGAATGTAAATGAGGAACCCGCCCCAACTGGTCTATGAGCCATTATTTTTATAGTACACTTTTAGTTATTTATTATTTAATCAAGTTAGGTCGTAAAAACTCAAAGCACCAATACAGTTTCCACTTCCGGAAATTGCTCTGACTGCTAAAGTATAGATATCACTTACTTTTGCTTGTGTCCTTCCAAGTTGTAAATCCCAATTATATTCCGTACTTTCATTCAAAGGAGTTGATGCTTTATTTGCAGATGTAACATATTCTGCTCTAACCACTGTTCCACCAGACATAGAAGTTGCGGTTGTGTTTTGCTCTACATTTGGTGATGAAGAAGTTACCCAACTTCCACCACTAAGTGTTGCATTTTTAATCAATGCAACTTCATAAAAAACAGATGTTGCACTATCTGGAAGTGCATTAATTTGATTTGGAAGAATTACTGAATCTTCTCTTCCTGCCTTAAGACGAATACTTACTAAAGGAACAAAAGTTGTAGTTCCAACAGAAACAAATACGTCTTGTCTTGCTACATCTGATGCAACTTTTTTCTCATAACCACCATTTGATTGAATAGAAACACATATCTGTTTCATTGTTGATGATGAAGTTGTAATTCCAGTGTTAAAGATTTCATAACGAACTGGAAGAGTTGCTGTAGTCATATATGTACTGTCAATTGTATTTGCATGATTAAAAATATGAGTAATATGAAAATTACCATCTTTATTTACAAATCCACATCTGACTGCACCAACACCTAACCATTCATATTCAGTGAACATGATTTGTGCTTTTGTCAAATCTAATTGATGTCCACTGGAATTTCTTGATGTTGTTCCTACACCAACACCCTCATAAGTATCAATACTCCATTCAGATTGTGGAACTCTGATTTCTGTGCTAATTCCAGATCTTTCAGTCCTCATTACCCAATATACTGTGGTAATTCCAGTAGAACCAGTTACTTGTTCTAAAACTACACCATTAGTCGATGATGCATATCCAACTCTTTGAGTAAGATTTGCTTTCGGTGGTTCCATTACAAATGTTTGAAGAACTTGTAATGCTTTTCCTGGTTGATACGAAAATACTCTTTTACTTTCTCTTACAAAAGAACAACCGGCAGTTGTTCCAATTCCTAATGTTGCAGTACTTTGGTGTGTGATAATTCCTACAGCAGACCCTGCACCAACAATTACATCACTAAAATCTCCATCTTGTTCATATCTATGTGTTGAATCAAAAAGAGTAAGTGGTTGTGATGTTTTTAGACGACCAAAAAGATCTCCAGAAAATCCTTGACCAAGAGGATCAAATATATTTCCAAATTTATCTGCTTGCAAAAAAACTTCAAAGAGACTTCTTTCTTGATTTAGATAATCTTGTGTAGTCTTATTCCACTGAGCCATTTATCAATCAATCCATTCTAATTTTGATGGGTGGTATCTACTTGCTTTTTTAATATTGCAGTTCTTTTCTGCAATTGGATAAATCTGGTGAACAATTGCACCTGGATATTCTGCTTGCAATTCTTCACCTAAAGATTGTTTGGATGGAATACCATTTTGAGTGGTTAATTCCATCCGATAAAGACTTCCATTCCACAGCACATCTGCAACATATCCTTCACCAACTGATTGTTGCTCTGGTTGAGAAGAATTAATGTAAAGATTTCCGTTAAAATCTCCAGAAATATTTACAGATTCTGAGATGAACTGCTTAAAGGATTTCATTCTTCTTCTTCTGTTTCGCTATTGAACATTGCGTTTGCTACTGCAGGACGAAAATCATCAACTTTTTCTGCTGCTTTTGCAAACAAAAGGTCTTTAATTTTATCACTAATCTGCGAAGGTGATTCGTCGGCAGCAATCATATCCAGTAAATCATCCATTGTTAAAATTCCAATTAATAATCGTTTTTATTTATATCTCACCACCCTTGGGCATTTCTGCAATTTTACCACCTGCTTCAGTTGCTTTTCCTTGGGCATCAAGATTTGGTTCCATTACTGGTTGTCCCAAATCCATGCCTGCAGTTTCTGGTCCTAAGGGTAACCCTGTTTGTGGATCAACTGGTTGACTTGGATCTGGAATAATACCTTCTTCAATTTCTTTTTTAATAAGAGCATCTTGCTCTAGAATTTCAATATCAGTTTGGCGAAGAACTTTTCTTCTTACATAATCTTGAGAGAAATACTTTCCAACATAAGGTTCTGCAACTTGAACCATATTTAATCTTTCATTAAGCAACTCTGCATCCTTAAGTTCTGCAAAGTGATTATCATACAGGAAGTCATATTGAATATGCTCATCCATCTTCGACCAATCTTCTGGAGTAATGATATTTTTAAGAATAAGTTGAGTTCTCAGCATATCACTGAACATATAAGAGAATCTCTTTCTCAGACGAGCAACAAACTTGCTGAACTTAACTTCATCTCTCAGAATTTCTGATGAACGACCAAGATTAAATCCACCTTCTCCATCCATTCTAGATGGTGGAACATTTAGTGAGCGATAAAGTTTTTTCTTGAAGTATTCAATATCTGTAATCTCTCCAAGATTCTGTCCGCCAGGAAGTGTAGAGATTTCGGTTCCTCTACCACCTTCTCTTCTAGGAAGCCAGAAGTCTTCAAGCATCGCCATAAATTTCTTATCATCACGAATTTCTCCAGTGCTTGCATCATAAACTTGCTTATTACGATATCTCATCATAACATCTCTGAGATATTGTTCCGCTTTAACCTTAGGAAGATTGCCTACGTCAATGTAGAAAATTCTTCTTTCAGGAGCACGAGAAAGACGATAGATAACCAAAGAGTCCTCAATCATACGAAGTTGATTGAGTGATTTAATTGCTTTGTGAAGATATGAAAGAGTTGATCCCTTATTTCTATCTACAAGACCAGAAGTGCAATAGGTGACAGAATCTTTTGTCATCCTTACACCAGAATTTGACCCACCCATTGTTCCAGGAGCTGGGGTTCCTGTTGGATATGTCATTTTTGGTTCATAGATAAAATATTCTTCAATTTTAGGAAAATCATAATCCATCGGATTATCAATATTCCTATTTGAAATTCTATATTTGTTATCTTCTTTTTTAATTGCCTGACGTACATAACGCATTTTCATTGCGTCGATGTATCTCAATTCTTGTATCCCCGCTTCTGGATTCTTAAGGTCTACAACTTTGTGGTAATAAAGTCTTCCATCAATATACCAATTTCTATAAATTTCGTGAGACTTTTTATCAAAGTCTAGAAGTTCTAAAATATATTTAAATTCTTGTCTGATTTTCTTTTTAATACCATCACTTGCATTCAGATTATCTAAATCAATCTGAACTGGACTATCGTTAGTATCTGATACAATTGCTTCGTTTACGATATCTTCAATGGCACTATCACACTCTGGATGAAGTGCCATTTCACGATATCTTTTAATAAGATCAAACTCTGTTCTATATACACCTTCAATGTCTACATACGAACCAAAAAAACCACTACTCAGGTAATGGTCAACCCCGTCCTCCTTGTTGGGAGGAACGGGGGAAACAACACCGGGAGATAATGGTTCGTTATCTTCAATCGAAAAACCAAAAAGTTTCGCCATAATTTATTTTTTTAACTTCGTTCTTTTGTCTATTTATTATGCTTCCTCAGTTGAGGGTGTCCAGTATTGAACTTGGAATTCAACAGTGAACTCTTCAATAGTATCTGTGCTGTCATACGAAAGATCAATTGCAGCAATATTAGTTGGGAAGATATCAAAGAATTTGTAAGTTGCAGCAACTTCAAGTCCGGATCCTGTAGGAATATTCTTTCCTACATTACTCTTTCCTCTCTTAAACTGCTTAACGAAAGCATCACACATATAATCATTTGGATTTGTAAAACCACTTCCATCTGCATATTGACCTATTGATTGCATCCAAGCTTCCATTGCATCCCTAATAAGGAAATCTTGGTCGTTAATAATAGTAACAGTCCAAGTATCAAAGGTTCTGTCACCAGCAACCTTAAAGATTCTTCCTCTAAAAGGAACATCGATTGATGCGATGTTTGATGCAGGTAATGCAGCTGACTTACATAGAATTGGGAAATTTTCAGTAAGATTTACTGCATTTGGTGGTGATGGAATCGTTACCTCAAATAGATTGGGGCGGGCACCGCCCCCAATGAGTGCTGATTTGAAGTCCTGAATTGAATGTGCCATTTTTTAGTTCCTCCTTTGATGGTGTTTATTTAAAATCAAACAGTACCAGCAACTTCGTCAAAACTTACTCCCGTTCTGGTAGCAACAAAAGTAAGAGTTACATAGTTAATGGACTTAGCAGGTTTCAGGAAAATGTCCGCTCTAAATTCGTTATTATCAATAACATCAGGAGTGTTGTTTGATGCATCGCAGACTACCAAGAATCCATAAAGACCACGCTTTGCTTGAACATCGCGGAGGTATGGTTCAACAATATTTCTAAAGTTTGCTCTTGTAATTTCATCATTGAGTTCAAAGAGTTGTGCTTGAGCAGATCTTTGAAGTGCTTGCTCAACTGTAAGGAAGAGACGACGGACGTTAATTCTGTCAAATGCCGAAGCATATCCAAGAGCAGTTTTATCACCAAAGAGAAGAATACCAATTCCAGGTTGATTAACGATTGCGTTAATTCTTTGTGGATAAAGTTGATCTCTCTGTGCCTTGCTTGGGTTATATGCAAGTTTAATTGCATTGTTTATAATACCTCTTTGCTGACCAGCAGGAGAGAACCAAGGATAAGCAACAATAGAAGTTCTTACACAGAGACCAGCAACATCTGGGT